CGCTTGGGTGTAATCCTCATTTTCAAAACGCCAAACACGTCGCCAGGTAGGCGACCCTTTGCGATCCTCCATCCTTCCCCCCTCACATTTATCATCATTTTAAGTACATCCAAAGCTGCCGTGGTGTCAGCACCCACCATGCACGGATACCGAGCAGCGCCTTGATCTGCTCAACGCAGGTCCAAGGTCCAAATATCCACGGCACCCGGATACGTTCTGTATCCAGTCTATTGAAGTCTACCTTGACCAGCCCCTCTATCGCCATATTTTCCACGATGCTGCGGATGTCGCTCTCGTTTGTGTAGTCGAGCACCTGCACCTCGAGGTACGCTATGCGCGGATGCACCATTACCCAGTGCTTGCCCGTCCACTTGAACGCAAAGACATGCAGCGCCCGGGGATGCAGAAAACGGTTCCACCAGCGTGGCGCTCCCTGGTGTGTGAACGCTATGACGTAGTAGCTCAACCAAAGACACTCCAACCCTGATCGACCTGGATCGGCTTTGTTGGCCCTGGTGTGTGGTGCTTCAAGATCGCCCTGCCCTCACCCGCTCCCAGCATCAGGTACTGCGCTGCATCCGCAACGTGGCTGTACTGGTTCTTGTCCGGCTTATCGTGAAAGCGCTCATCACCAGTCACCTGGACCCGCTTGTAGCAGTAGCCGCCACCCATCGCCTTGCGCAGTGTGGTGCAACTCGGTGAGATCAGCAGGCCAGGCTCGCCATCGACCAGGCGCGACAACGGTGTCGCCACTGATTCACGCCGCAGGGTGAAGTCATTGCTCGGTGCCGGGCGTGCCTTGATGCCCCTGGCCCGCAGGATCTGGAAGGGTGTGGTTTCGTCAGTCTGCGCCCTTTGGTCGCCTGCCGGATCGCCCCATACCTGGAACTCAGCACCCGGGAACTTCGAGGCCATCTCGTTCTGCAGCAGCTCACCGAACCTGACCGCTCCCATGTCCTCGGTGACCAGTTCGTGTATCCAGCGCCAGCGGCCCCGCACATCACGCTGACCGAACACAGCCGCCGGCGTCAGGCCGAAGTCGATGCCGATCACAACCGGGGTGCCATCCAGCACCTCGATGGACTCCTTCGCAACGTGCAGGTGGTCGCGGAACTCGGGATAGACCGGCCTGCCCTCACTAATGAATCCGTACTCGCCGTCGACGTAAACCGCGATCCACTCATCGTCCTTGCCGGCCTGCAGCCGATCATAGTAACCATCGGGCAGATTCTCGAGGTTCTCCGCATCCGCCCCCCGGCCACTTGGCTGCCGGAACAAACGCCAGCCATCGGGTGCTACTTCCTCGAACAACCGATACCACCAGTGGTCGCTGTCTGGTGGGTTGGTGTCCATGATGACCCCGAGCCAGGTCGGCCCGCCTTCGCGCTTGGATGGGTATCTGCCAACACGGCCCTGCAGCATATCAACCACTGCCCGGGGTACTTCCCTGGCCTCGTTGACCCAGGCGCCGGTCAGCTCGAGCGACAGTAGTTTCTTGACATCAGCCGGTCGGTCCAGCGCACGGAACAGCAGCTCGGCCTCAACGTCGGCGAACTTAATCCGATGTGCCATATCCTGATTGATGAAGTCGCCCACATCGTCGAACCAGTCCAGCCAGGTCTTGACTGTCGTATCGCTCAACTCGCGGTAGGTATTGCGGACCACAGCCCAGCGGCTGCGGCGTATGCCGTCCGGTCCAGGCTCTTGCTCTTGGAGGCGCCGAAACAACTCCCAGCAGCAGGCGGTGCTCTTCCCCGATCCGACCGGACCCATCACGCCACGGACGAAGGAATCATCCTGGTGAAAGATCCAGAGCGCAGGCGATGCCCGGTATCTAATCTCCTTCTTTTCTTTCAGCATCCGGCGGCATCATCACAAACTTGACCCCCTGCGGCGTGGTGACTTCCCGTTTATCCACCAGCAGACCGTGTAGCTTGGCCTTGCCCATTGATGCCTGCACCGCTGGGCCTGCCGCTCGTTCATCCATCGCCAGGCGTCGGGCATCTTCGAGCTCTGCGGTGATCGTGTCCACAGACGTCCTATGTCGTTCTAAGAGCTCGCCGCGCAGCTCGGCTATGCGGGCACTGGTGCCAGGGTGATCGTTAGCGAGTTTGCACGCCGCGACCTTCACACTGTCGTCGCTCATATTCTCCGCGTCGTAAGCGATGCGGTAGGCAACCGACAGCTTGCCACCGTTCTCGACGACTGTCTGGGCGAATCTTTCCTGCTTGATGGTGAGGTCGTTCACGACACGGATTGTATCGTGACCAACATCCCGCCGCCTGGGATCATCGCCCCACGGATGATGGCGAGCTTGTCGACCTGGCTATCATCAGCGAATATGTTGGCGTGCTCCAGACTGTCCAGGGTGCATTTGAGCAGGTTGTCGATATCCCGGCGGCGTCGATCTGGAGGGTTGGCGACAATGGCAACATCGAGCCTAGTGTCGGGGTAGAAGTACCCGGCGCCTTGCGTTAAGACCTTCACCGCCTCCCGATAGGCGACACCCTTAGCTGATATGTATATCCGCCCCTTTGCCATACGCCAGTAGTTATTGACCGACGGCGGCCAGGGCAGACTTAGTTGCACGACTTCGGCCGGCCTACCTGGCGATCATTGATAAAGACCCGCTCGTAAATTTCATGGCTGGCGCTGAACTTAACCGGCGGCGTCACTGTGATGCCCTCGCGCTCTACAAATTCCTCGAACTCTAGGCAGGCCAGTTGCTGGTGCTTGCAGCGCCACCACCACCAGCAGCCCAGGTCGCAGGGACCGAGCACCATTGGCGTGCGGCGCTGCAGATCACGGACGCCTGGCACTGCCCTCGCTTTTGCGCAGTTTGAGCAAAGAGATGCCGAATTTGCACTCGAACCATTCGCCCCAGGTGTGCCGGCCTGACGGTGTGCGTTGATTGCGGATCGGCCACACCCGGCGTGCCGCGCATAGCCTCATGTGCCGCCACTCGAGGTCAGTCGTCAACCGGCGCTGTTATCGGAATTGTCGCTACGGTCGCTGTTGTCGCTGTTGTCGGACTCATCGTGAGCCTCACTGCACTCAGTCGTGCCGTCTGCGCCTGTGCAGACCTTCACACCACTGCCGACATCGACTTGGGTGCAGCCAGCCATCGCAAGAAAGGCCAGCGGCCCGACCCCCCACCAATATTTAATTCTCATTTCAATCCAATACCTCAGTTTTATCAAAAGACCATTGCCACTGATATTCGGTGTCGGCAATCGTCGTGGATACATACGTTGAGCTGCAGCCCGCGAGCACCACGAGCGCGACGATCAGCACGACCCAGATAAAGATCAACGACTCCCAGCTCAACCAGCCTTTCATGCCGCACACCGCAATAACTTGCGAATCTTCAGCAGTTCACTAGATACCAGGTCTGGATCTATTTCAGGTGCCGGCAACTGCTTGGCCATCTGGTGATACGGTGCCAGGCGCTCGGGTTTACACAAGTGCATAAACTCGGGCAGTGTCGGCGGCCATTCGAGCCCTTTGTCGATCAATTTTGTGATGCCGTTTTTGATTTCATCCATACTATATTTGCCCAGCCCCTGCAGCCATAAATCCGCAGTGTCGGTTATTGTTCCGTTATCGTTTGCGCACGGACCCCATGCGCTGTGAAATCGATGGCCGTATATCTGCGCCATCCGCTCCCAGAAGCGCGTTATCACCCGGATCTGCTGCTGCTTCGGCAGCGAGGCGAGCTTCGACTCTCGCAGTGGCGGCGGCTGCTTGTTCGACAACACTGAGTTTTCTTCCATAATGTTTACCCTGTGGATAACTTTGTTCTCTAGTCAGACTAGATAGAATAGATATAGGTTCTATACTGACAGGTTCTGTGTGACTTTCAGTCACAGGGGGGTGTGACTCTCGCGCACAGGGGGGGTGCAGACCAGGCATCACGATGTAGGTATTTGATCGGCTACTGCCATCATCGCGGAACCTATGGTGGATACGAATAAGACCCTTTCCAGACAGGCGTTTTATCGTGCGATTGATCGTTTCCCTGGTTAACCCCGATCGTTTAGCGATGTAATTCTGAGAAGGCCAACACCTGCCAGTTTCATCATCGGCATGGTCAGCCAACAAAATCAGTACGAGCTTCTCGTTTGCCGGCAGACTAGTTGTTTCCAGAGCCGCTAGGATGCGACGTATGCTCATAGAGTGCTGACCCCTACCTTACCCACTACTTAATCGTGTTTGTCCCGTCACGGTGAACTCAGGGCCGCCAGGCCGGATCTGGATAAATATCGGGCCGCATCTCGTGCGGCGACACCTGCCCTTCCGTCGCATGATATATCGGAAGCACCCGCTCGGCTGGTATCCGGCCTTTCCACTTGGTCACCGTCATCCGCGATACATCGAGCGCGGTGGCTAGTGCCGCCTGTGAGCCGAGAACCTGCTTTATTTTGTCTATGGGTTGCATGGGCAAACTATAATCTTTTTGGTTATTCTCGTCAATATTTAACGCATTTTTACGAAAGGGGGTTGTATCTCGTAACCCAATCGGTTATTCTCTAGCCTGGAGTGAACAAGAAAGAGGGACATTTGATGAAACTACTGACAAAAGCGAACTTCGCGGCCCTGGCTGCGAACGTTGACGTTGCTGAAATGGATCGCAAGCCTGTTGTCAAATTCTTCGCTCCCACTGGATCCGCCACATGGCTGATTTCAGAGATCGAGGAAGATGGCGACACCATGTTTGGTCTTGCTGATTTAGGGATGGGGTTCCCCGAGATTGGGTCGGTCAGTTTGAAGGAACTCTCCGAGGTTAAAGGAGCGTTCGGGCTCGGCATCGAACGGGACTACCACTTCACAGCGGACAAGACCCTCGCTGAGTACGCGGACGAGGCTCGAGCCGCAGGGAGAATCGAAGCATAACGAGGGTGCCTGATGGAATTGACCTGGCGAACAACGGACGAAGCTGAAGCGCGGAAGCGATGGGTAGCGAGCGGTTGACCATCGCCAGGTTTTAAGTCGAATTCAGCAACAAGGAGAGTAGAGATGACTTACAAAGAATTCGCGAGACGCATGGCCGCTTGGGAACAGTTTGGGGATGAAGCCCAAGCAAAGGTACTTGGCGCAACCTATCCGAAACTTTACAAACTCTGGCTCGATAGAGTCGGACATTATACCGTCGGCTGCGTCGATTGCGGTTCAGTAGACGGAACCTTTGGATGTATCCAATGTTTTGATAATGGCCGCGTAGGCACATCCCTGGCAGACCGAATTGGATTCGGTGCAGCATGAGCACCCTCGCCCGCCGCACTGACCCGGACACCAGCCACCAGGCGGCGATTCAGTTCGTCGCCGTTGGCAAGCACGCCAAGCAGATGGCTGAGGTGCTGAACACGTTACGCCGGATCAACGCCTCCCGCGTGATGGTGACCAGCGCCGAACTCGCCGCCTACATGGGTGTAGATAGATACGTCACCGCCCGGCGTCTGCCGGATCTGCGCAAGCGCGGCCTGGTCGAGCAATGCCACAAAACGACCTGCACAGTTAACCGCACGCCAGCGGTCACATGGAGAGCGCTATGAATTCTTTTGCCCAAACCTGCTGGGACTGGTCAGCGATCAAAGTTGAGATCACCACCGGCATCGAAAAAATCAGCGAAGGATTTGCCGGCGATCCGGCCAAGGTCGAGGTGTATATCGACCAAATTATTGCCGAGGCTGAAAAGCTCGCCGACTTGAAAGCAGATTTAATACATCACTCGCGCTTACCGGCCTGCCTCACAGGCCAAGCGCGCCCCGGCGTGCAGCGTCGTCGGTACAAAAAGGGGGTTTCCTCCTCATCTTCCTTCCCCCCGCCCGCTGCATTTTAGCGGTGTCGCCGGTGCCAAATAGCCTTAGGACAGCTCCTGTGTAGGCCGGCATCGGCGGCGCCATTTTTTTAGGAGAGCATGATGAAAAATTTAGACAGAAAGACTTATATGGGCAGCAGTGATGCTGCGCCTGCCTGCGGCGTCAGCCCTTATGCGACCCCGCTTGATGTGTATCTCGCCAAGCGCGGCGAGCCGACTGAGATCGACACATTTCCGATTCGGTTTGGCAACCACAACGAAAGCCTTGTGCTTGACGAGTTCACCCGAGAAACAGGCCGCCAGGTTAGCTCCTGCCAGGAGCATTTTCGCCATCCAGAGTTTGCGTTCATTGGCGCAACAGTTGATGGCATCAGCGACGGTGCGGTGGTTGAGGCTAAGACCACATCGCTCGGGTTCGATACCCTGCCCGACCACATCGAGGTCCAGGTGCAGGAACAACTGGCCTGCGCCGGGATGGAACTGGCCTTCGTGCCGGTGTTGATGCGCGGGCGGGACTTCAAGATTTTCGAGGTCCAGGCTGATGCCGACCTGCAAGAAATGATCTTGGAACGCATGGCGCGACTGTGGTTGCGCGTCCAAGAAGG